TATTGAAAGAAAATAAAGACGATTAGATTTTGAGGTGTAAATCATGTTTGTACTAAAAATTGCAACAACAGTATGGCTGGCATTAATTGCATTGGGAATGACAAGTGCTACATTAAACGAAAAAGAGACAGCTATCACAAGGCTCATTAGCATTGCTATAATGTTCGGCCAGATACTTGCCATAGCTTTCATGTGGCAATAAATAGGGCATTCGCCAAGCGGTAAGGCACGGGATTTTGATTCCCGCATTCGTTGGTTCAAATCCAACATGCCCCGTTCGGGGTTTACTTGGTTCCCCGACATTGGACTTAGTAGTTCCTTTCGTCCTCATAGCGGAAAGCTGTTAAGAGCCGTCACAAGGCTCGTGAGGGTTTAATCGTGTATAATCCCACAATACACGAGCGTGAAAACCAACCTGTCGTAAAGACATCTGTAATAGGCAGAGTAGACATATATACCCCCTTTAATTAATTGTTAAACTAGGGCAACTCAAATTAGTGAGTCATAGGTGAGGTGCAATCCCTCACATGTCCTTTGCTGTAGGTTTCGTTAGTTCTTTTCCTACAGCACATACAAATTTATATCTCCGGAGGGTGTTGCCACTCCTTAGACTTCACCCTCATTATCGGCATGTAGCTCAGTGGTAGAGCAGTCGGCTATTAGCTGATTGGTCGTGGGTTCGATTCCCAACCTTGCCGATTGTTGATGTGTGGCGGAATGGGTAAACGCTATGAAATGTCTATTGCAAAACGCAATACAGAGAAAGTATTTCTCAGGGGACATTATGAGAAAGTAAGTCTTTCATGTGTGGTTCAAATCCACACCACATCAATCATACGTCGGTTTAGTGCGAGCTGTTATATCTTGAATAGCGGTTGCGTAACGCTGATGGTCTGCAATATAGCAGTTTCGGAAAAATAAAAGAAAACACACAAAAACAAGTTGCTATTAGGTACGCGCGACTGAAAGCAACGGGGTGAGACACTTCAAAATTCTGTAATGTGTTTTGATGAGCCTTTTGATGGAGTGTATTTTGCCTTTTCGGATAGTAGTTCAGTTGGAAGAACAACCACTGCAATAGCAGTAATTGAGGGAGTCACAGGTTCGATTCCTGTCTATCCGATTACAACAAACTAGCTTGACGAAGCGAAAAGCACTTCCGCTGTGCCTGTTTGTTGTTTTTATCAATTAAGCGGAGTATGTATCACAGGCATACATAAATAATATCAAGCGGAGGTATTTAATATGGCAGACATTAAAAATGACAACTACATAGCAATTCAAGGGTTTATGGTAAAAGAATTAGGACTTACAGGAAACGAACTAATTGCTTATGCTTTGGTATATGGCTTTTCACAAGATGGTGAAAGCAAATTCAAAGGAAGCTTAAATTATGTTGCAGAATGGCTTAATTGTTCAAAAACAACAGCATTTAATCTTCTTAACAAGCTGGCAGATGATGGCTTTATCAAAAAGACAGAGAAACTTATTAATGGAGTAAAATTTTGTAATTATAGTGCAATTAAACTTAATGATGAAGAATTAAAAGAAATAAAAGCAAAAAAACAAGACCGAAAAGAAAAAGAAAAACTTGAACGGAGTTTAAAAAAATTGAATACCCATTCAAAAAATTTGAATACCCGTTCAAAAAATTTGAACGAGGGTGTTCAAAAAGTTGTAACTAATAAAAATAATATAAATATAAAAGATAATATAAATGACAATATAGATAAGGACAATACATCAATTAACATTGATGGAGAGGTACATACATCGTTTTCAGAGAAACCGACGGCAAGAGCTGTCACAAGGGATGAAATGTTACTCAAAGAAAAAGATATGGTTAATAGGTTCAATAATATCTGTGACAACGACATAGATAATTCAGCTATATGTGATTGTGTTAAAGACGGATTTAAGATGTATATGCAGTTATATGAAATCTATTTCCGCAAAGTACACCCAATACTTACAGATAAGACATTAAAGAATGTATGTTTTGTCCTATCAACTATCACAGATACAGAACACGGACATTTCGACGCTGACGCTATATACGAAACAGACGATAAGGGCATTACAGTTTTACAGAGAATGATTAACGACCATTTCATCAGAGAACATAGAGAAAGCACTAACTACTCAATAACACATTTTGCCAATGCTGAATATCTTGGCAAGCTGGCAAATAGATTTATAGAGATGTAAAGGAATAATGTTTATGAAATTGATATTAGGCATGGTGTTACCGATATGGGTTTATTACAACATCAAATACATTGAAAGAGAAGATATATCTATTGCAACAGCTGTTAAAGAGGGAATGTCGATAATAATATGGTTGCTGACAGGTATATTGGCAATTATGATACAGAAAATGATGTAAAACAGACAAGGAGTGATTATTATGGCAGCAGGCGTACACCCCCTAAACAAAGACAAGTTTTATGAAGCAATTAACCTATACATATCGGGACAGGCTTCACAAGTAAAGGCGGCAAAAGTAGCAGGCTGTAGCGTACCGACATTTAGGAAGTACGCAAATATGCACTTTTTAGGTATTCCATTTCCTGACACACTGTTTAAGGCAAAGGAAGAGTGAGAAGCATGAAACATCAAAAAGAATGGCGCACTTGCGACAGGTGCGGAAAAGAAATTAAAGTAGGGCTGTTGGGCACAAACTCAATCACGAGAAATGGCGTATTGAATATGACCTACGATTTATGTAATGAGTGCATGGAAGATTTTTGGGGGTTTATGAGAAATGAAACTGACAGTCGGAAATAACGTATATGAAATGAAGGCAGAACAATTAAAAGCCGTTTTACATGTTGCGAGTAAACAGGTTCCGTTTGGAATTTATGCAATCAGTAAAAAAGGCATAGCTATTCTTTTAAAGGAGACCTATTCCACTAATGAGGAGCTGAAAAAGGCTGTTTCTGATTATGCAATGAAAGGATTTAAGGTTTATTATAATGAGCATGGCAGAAGTAATTAAATCAATAGAGCGTGAAGCGCTTAGAGAAGCACAATCGCACGAAATAGGCGGTTTAAATGGCAAGGCTATAGATTGTTCCACTTTAGGAGATGAACCTGTTATTAAGGCAGATAACAAGGCAGACAGGCAAGCGTTGAGAGATTGCTTTAAGGAGTAAGAATATGAAAATAACAGAAATGAATAACTGTATTGAAGAAATGCGTAAATGTTACAAGTTTGAGGATGATAAAACTGAAATAAGACTTGGCAATATACCAAGTGGTGGCTGTGACAGATGCGTAACTGTCGGCACAAGGGATGAAAACGGAACACAGATTGAAATGACAAGAATAGCGGATAGATTAGAAGAAACAGACTATTGTTTGCGATGAAAGGAAATCAAATGAACGAAATAAAATCAGGAATGGAAATTGCCTATCAAGGAGTAAAAGAAGAAATGGAAACAATAGTTGCAGAACTTGCAAGAAAAGGAATTGGAAAGCCAAAAGGCTTTAGCGCATTGGAACAGTTTATAAAAGACAGGCTTTCAGAATGCGAATAAAAGCAATTACCGGCTAACAAGTAGAGTTAGTTGCTGACCTTAGAAAGATAAAGGTTGATAAAACATAGAAAAGGAGATTGAGAACATGAAGAAGTTATTTGTAAGTGTGCCGATGAAAGGCAGAACAGAGGAAGAAATCAAAGCAAGTATTCAGAAAATGAAAAAGATTGCTGAAATATACGAGGGCAAGGAATTAGAGCTTATCGACAGCTACATTGAGGACAATCCACCTAAAGACAGCAAAGAAGCTGTATGGTACTTAGGCGAAAGCCTTAAGAAGCTGGCACAGGCTGATGTATTTATCGGAATTGATGAAGCGTATGATTGGAATGACTGTTGTATTGAAAAAGATACAGCGTATAGATATGGCATTAAAATGTATATAGTTCAAGCGAGGGACGTAATTGATAATTATAATGTGCTTTTACAGATATCAAATCCTATTTGCTTTGACGCAATGCCAACATTCTAATAAAAATTTTACCGGCTAACAAATGGAACTAGTCACTACTCTAAATAGTGGGAAGGACGAATGACCATGATAAAAACTGTTATAGCGATTGCAATTGTAATTATATTTGCCGTATGCGAAATCATAAATTTTATAAACTACAAGTTCTATTCAGAACTTATCGACACAAAGTACAACAGAAACACAAAGCACAAAAAGTCTGGACACTTAACCCTTAAAGAAGTTAAGGAAAGATACTATCCACAATACAGATATGCGGTAGTAAATGTTGAATTTAGCAATTATCCATCATGGATTTGTGAAAATATTGAAGAGGCAAGAGAAAGAGTAAAAGACAGTTGCCAAAGATTGCATATTGTAGACCTTGGAGATGTGATATAGTTACACAATGATTTGTAGCGAACATAGCGTTGAAGAGATAATGATTAAAACAACAGAGTAATATATTACCGCCGTATAAGTGACTTACGGCGCTACCCTAAAACAGTTATAGGCAGAGGTCTATAAGCACCTTTGCTTTTAAAAGTGGAGGTGCTTTTCTTATGGCTAGTCAGAGCCTTATTTCCACAGTAAACGGATATGAAAACTACATAAAG